CCCGCTCAGTGAAGCGGTGCGCCGTGTAGCCCTCGATCCTTGCCCAAATCATCGCCGGATCCAGCGCCGCCGCATCATCCGACAGGCCGTAAGGTGCAGCAGGATACGCCGCCGGGACCGCCTCAAATTGCTTTAGAACGTCGATCATCTCACGCCCTCCATCTGTTCAAGGTTCGGTGCAGACCAGTGCCAAGGCCGTCAGGCATAATCACGCCAACAGGCCCCCAATTTCGCGCTTCAACTTGCGCTTCAGGATATGCGGGCCGGGTTACGATCGAGAGTTCGTAAAGCAAGGCTTGCAGCACCGTTCGGATGATCGCATTGTGAGCCCCATTTTCAGGGTCGTGGCCCTCATCTTCGATCTTCTCAGGCTCAGGAACCGCCCGCTTTGGTGGCAAGCGAAACCCTGGACTAATGCCGATCGTCAGACCCGCCGTAATGCCCGCTAAAATATCCTTCACATAGGACACCTCTTGCATCTCAGGCGTTATCGTCGCGGTGAAGGTCAGCGCATCATCACCGTCCACAAGGTCCAAGGTGCCAGCGCCGCGCGATGCCAAAGGCTTGTCAAACGAATGGCCCACCAAAAAATGAATGTCCTCTTTTGGATCATTTACGCGATAGGCAAACGCACGGGATGCAATCGCCTCTTTTCTTGGCCGACCGGAACGGCCCCCATCACTGAGGACCGCCCGTTTGTTATATGGAAACCGACCTTGCAACGACATTGCGCCGGAAGCCCGCTTGCGTAGTTCCAGACCGCCATCTGCAAAGCCGGTCAGCATCTTACTGGATACCCGTCAGGATTTCGAGCTGGACGCCACGCGCAACCGTCACGTCCAATGTGGTCAGTGCCGTCAGGCGCAGTTGCCCAGACTTGGCGTCACTGTATGGATCACGAACTAAATCGACAGCCCCCCACATACCGCAAAACACTGGGGCCACGCCGTTTGTGGTCGTGGTCATAAGCGCCTTGGATCCTACAGGTGGACCGCCTGCCGGTGCAGTGATGCCGTTTGTGGTCAGCAGCACCTTGCCGATCTTAGCAATCAAGCGGTCCCATTCCGAAACAGCCGTGCCGGTGATCAGATCATCATCCATGCCGTCAAAGACTTCAGGACGCAGCAACAAATTGACAGCACCTGGGCCGCTTGCCGCGTTCGCGGTCATAAACCGCACCGCCGCCGCACGGAACGCCGCATAGGATGCCGCCGCATCAATCGCGGTTTCCGTAATCCCATAGGTAGCCGCGCCGGGGAAAATGCCCAAAGGTTCGCCACCCGCACCAGATCCGAGGAAAATGGCCCGATCAACCTCTTGCAAAATAGCCGCGCCCATATCGCGCCGCACCGCCTGTTCAAGACCAGCACCCGCTTGCTTGAGAGCCTTGCGCGTGATATTCATCTGAACGCCCAAAGTGTTGTCAGGCTTCATTGGACGGTCGACAGTTGTGTAAGCCTGAGGCCCCGGCACATCGCCAGTCTCAGAACCAGCCCAGCCCGGTTGTGCGCCGCCCGTGGCAACGGGGTATTCGATTTCACCCACGCCCACGTTGATCATCCGGCAACCCATCTGAGTTGCACTTGATCCCGCAAACAAGCGTTCAATCGTTGGCATTGTGCGGATAGGGTCAGGCACACCGCCTGCAAGCGTCTCACCGGCACGGGTTTCCAGCGCCTCAAGAGGAACCGGGATGCCTTGGAACCCGCCCGCACTGCGCAGTTCCTCGACCATTTCAGCCGTTGCACCGTCCAGCTTGCGGCCTTCATCCAGTGCCAAGGCGACTTGGCGCAGTTCAAAACGGCCTGCCAGTTCGCCCCATTCCTTATCAGAACGGGTTTCCAATTCGGCTCCGGCTTCGCGGCGTTCGTCGTCCTCAGACACAAGAGCCGCACGGAACCGCGTTTCGTTGGTGCGATATTCCGCATCAAGCGTTTCCATAGACCGCGTTTCATCCTCAGACGGGGTTTCTTTGCCGACAAGGCCCGCGAGACTTTGACGGATTTCCGACTGACGCCGTGTAATTTTTAGTGAATCAAGCATGGTTATTCTCCTTATGCTTTTGGGAATTTCGCTGCATGTTGCGCAACAGATCGCGCCATTGCTGGCGCTTTGGGGTTAGAGGCTTATGCCCAACCTCAATTCGGGTTTTCCGAGCATGACAGGGGCCGCAAAGCATCTGTAAATTGCTCAGAGAATAAGATAATTCGGGATGTGTTTTGACGGGCAGAACGTGGTCACATTCAAGCCGCTTGTGAGTGCCACACTGTACACAGGCCCAGCCGTCACGGTCCAAGACTTGCATCCGCAACGCCTTCCATCGTGGGCCGCGTGTGACTTGCCGTGAGTGTCGTTTGTATTCCTGTCTTAACCCCATGCTATGCGCCCTCCCTTGTGGGCTGGACGGCCCATAATTCGAGCGCCCTCAGAGACTGCCAAGACGGATGCACATGCGGCGTCAATACGGCCCATAGACCGGCCCTTTACGATTTTAGAATTGCCCGCCGGATCAATGAAAACAGCCGCCTCGCCAATGGCGTGACGCAACAGCAGGCTTTCAGAAACGTGCAGCTTGTCGTCAAAGACGAACCGGCGGAACCGTTCCACGTCCTCAGAACCATCCTTGAACCCCATGCCGCGCCATATGACAGGGGCGCGGTTGCCGATTTCCGACAGCGCGTCACTGATTTCAGATTGCTTGAACCTATCCGCGACAATCGCCGCGATGTGTTCGCCTTCCACATGGCCCAGAACACGGCGCAGCCATTGCGCCAGCGGGACAGTTTTTTGACCCATTAACGCAAGTTCGCCGCGCTTGTGCATCAAGGAATACAGATCACCGACAGCATCAGCCTGCCCACGGGCCTCAAGTGTCGGAACCGTACCAAACGCCCCCCACGCCTCAAGACGCCCCGTCTCAGGCCACAGATAGGCAACGGCACTCATAGAAGCCGATTGCCCTTGATCGAGCCCAATCACAACCGGCCCTTGGCGTGGTGGCAGATCATCGGTTTCGCATTGCAGCCACTCATTCAAGTCTAGCAGTGCATCGCGGTTGTCCTCAGCCACACGTTCGTTGCGAGACAGCAGGCGGAACCGCGACAGGGCAGACCCGCCCCGTGCCAGCGCCAACGCCGCGTCCTCTTTCAGACGGGTCATTGTGGGGCCGATCCCATGCTTGGAACCGGGGTTGGCAATCGTCAGACTGTCCACATCGTCAACAGGTAAGTTTGGCGTGGGTCGGTGTTCTTGGCGATAGACGCCGGGTGCATCCCGATCCAGCCAAAGGCTAAACGGGTGCATGTCATTGCTGGCCGAGGTCGATATGATCAGGGCCTTGCCGTCGCGCTTTGACAGACCCGTCAACAGCGCCGCCTCAAGTTCGTCACCCTGAGAAATGGGCCAATGCCCACGCTCATCAAGGACGGCCAGCGTGGGGCTGGACCCAAGCGCAGACTTACCGTCAGCAGAGATTGCCTTGATCAGGTGTGGCCCGTTTTCGTCGTCATATTGAATTTCAAATCGGGGTTGCCGCCGGATCGTGATCCGCTTTTGGATTTCCTCAGGCAAGGTTCCGATAAATGACGCGCAATAGTTCCAAGCAATTTTGGCCTGTTCTTGAGTTCGGGCCGCAATAATTATCTCCCGTTCTTTGGCGTCAGACCATGCGCCCAGCAATTCACCGGCGCAAAGCATCGCAGAGATAGCGGACTTGCCGTTACCGCGCCCCACGCTCAGGACGCCCACGTTGATACCGTCAGCAAACGCGCCTTCAACGAAACGGTTTTGATAGGGTGCCAGCTTGATCGCCTTACCTGCCAGCCGCCCAGTGGGAACCTTCAGAGACTTGCAAAACTGTTTGACTAGGGTTGCCTGCTTCATGCCACCCACCCGAACCACAGATCAAACGTGTGTGTGGAATGAAAGCCCACCCCCTCGGTCCCCCCACCGGAAAGAAAAGGGGGCATTGGGACCATATAAGTCATGTGATGAAGCGCTTGTGTCAGATCAACAATCCCTGTCGTTTGTTACAATATAACAGGGGAATAATAGGTAAGCAATACTGACCTATGTTGTTGCGTCTCCTTCTTTGGTAAATGTTGCAAATGCGCCAAGCGCCCGCTCTGCCGTGGCCCGTGGTGTGTCGCCAAGGATGATTGCCCGCGTAGTCCTTGCCCCTTTTGTGTCGATCCTCAGCGAAAAGATAAGCCGTTGTACCGGTAATAAAGTACTATTACCGGTGTGACGGCTTAAGTCTGCGATTGCCTCTTTGCCCTCACGCCGTAGCCATTCCTCAGCCGCGCTAACGGTCTGGAACGTCTCGGGCGCATCCTCAGCAAGCCCTGTCTTAGTCAGCCGCAACACTCCGCTGCGCTGGTTTGCCTCTGCTATCGCTGCCTCAAGTCGGTTTGGAACAAGCTGATCCCATCGCACCAGATCCGACACAGGCAGGCCCGGCACCGGCACTGTCGTGCAGATCACTACCCGCTTGCGCTCGGTTGCGTTCACAAGCCGTAAACGCTCGATCGCCTGTCTTGCCGCCATTTCGCGTGTTTGTATCTGCAAAGCGCGAACGCGGGTGTCAGGGTGGGCCCGTCCAAAGATCCCGAACTGGTCGCCGTCCTCCATTGTTAGCGGCAACACCGCATCCGGCATAAAGCGTTGACCATTGGCGTCCGGTTGAATGAATTGCAGCGGATCGCCTGTATCTCCAAAGAGCGCACGCGCATAATCCTCCAGCGCATCAACGCCGATGTCCTCGCGCCCTATGACAAGAGCCGTGCCAAAGTCTTGCCAGTCATTGCGGCCAAGGCTTGCAGGCCCGAACCATAGCCACCTTGCGCCATGCAATGGTGTTTCCATCATCATCTTGGAAACTACCGTTTCATCCTGTCCGGTGAAGTCGTGGCCCGCATCCTCAAACATGGCCCGCACCGCCTTGCGTGTCGCGATGCACAGAACGCCGCGCCCTTCTACATCGCGCAACACCTCGGCCCGCACCAGCCGCACCAGCTCGCGCCGCACTGTCACCTTTTGCAGCTTGGTGTTGCTAAACGTCCGGTCGGTCAGTTGCACAACATGCGCATTGGGCTTCAGATCCACAGCGACAAGATCCGCACCGGGGTACATGCGTTCCAATATCGGCCCTGTCGCGTCGGCGTCTAGCAACAGCGTTGGCACGTTTGCCGGGGGTTCTTTGAACCATGCCACGCGGATCCCGGTTTCGCCCTTCTTGTTGGTGGTCAGCCACACGCGCTCTGTCGCCTCGATCCCGCGCCGTGCGCAATCTTCCAGAACCGCCCAAAGTGCCGCGTTCCGCTTTGCACCATTTCTGGCCCGTGCCTCTATTTCGTCCAGCCCGGCTGTAAATGTGTTGTCGTCATTGTCAGGTGTGCAGCGCATGTTGATAGGCGCGATTTCTGCCGCTCTGAACGCTGCAAAGTCGTCTGCGCTATACTTGCCGCCCGCGATGTTTCCGCCCGTCTGTAGCGCCGCATATACAGCCTGCGCCGCGTCTGTAGCATCAACCGCCGTTGCCAGATCGTCGCCCTTTGCCGATCGCGCCGCCGTCCATTCTTGCGGTGTAATGTCGATAACACGGGAAAACTGCCGCCAGATTGTTTCGTCGATAACGCGAAAGCCAGTATCGCGCCCGGATCCATCGCCGGGCAATTCAAGGTATGCGCTGGCCTCAAACCGGGTGACGGGGGTTTCCGGCAAGGCTTTCCATTGCTCCAGATATGCGCATCCTGCGTAATATGGGCATTTTCGTATTGTTCCGAACTCGTCCTTCGCCTCGCACAAAGTCGCCTTAACGATAAGCCCGGCCCGCGCCACGCGCTCGGCCAATTCGTGACGTTTGCACATACGCGCGTCAGATCCGGGCAGTGTTGCCGATCGCCCGCGTGTGACGTGGGCAGGCTTCCCGTTGATTTTCTCATAATCCATCGCCGCTTGCTCGGATAGGGCAAGCGTTGGGGAGTAAACGACTACATCACCGGGCAGTCGTGACAAGTCCGCCGCCTCCAATTCGCGCAGCGCCGCTCCTGTCTTACCCGCGCCGGGTGTCGCTGCCAGCGCCATCACGGGCGGCGTGCCGCCGTCCAGATCGTCAAAGTCCAAAGCCCGCGTGACGAACGCCCTAAGGGTATCTTTAATGCCGTCTCGCGCCTCTTGGATCTCTTGAAATACTGATCCGGCTGGTGCCTCTTCTTCGGCCAAAGGTGTTGCGCCGGACCCTGCAAAACGTCCGTTGGTTTGTCTTGTGAGAGGCCTTAGAATGCCGGCCTCTAGGCCGTTCTTTGCTTGCCGCACCCCGTCCTGGGGGTGTCGATCGTATGCCGCCGCGAATAAAGCCGCCTCGGCGTCCGCCATCGCAATCAGGCCCGCCCCTACTTGCTGCCCTACGAAAAATGATTGAGCGTTGATTATGCTGCTGCCAGTAACGCCCTCGGCATTGCGGATCTTGTAGCAAGCCGCCTCAAGTGTGCCTTTGCCCGTCTCGCTTGTTTCGTCGCTTAGGTTTGGTGCAGCGTATTCTTGCTCCCTGGGTGCCTCGATCCTTGGAACCTGTAGTGCCTTTTCGATGATCGCCGCCGCGTTAAACCGTCTGTCCCAATCCGCCCAGACAAGCCGCGCTCGGTGGGTTTTCCCTTCGGGCAGTGATCCGGGCAGGCGTGTAATTCGTGTGATGTTGCCTGCGCCGGGGTCGCACATACCACCCGCAATGGCGCTGCGTTGAATAGCCTCAATCGTCCGGGGGTCGCGCTCGATCTCAAGGAACAAATAAACCCACTGAAAAGATCCGGGTTTTGTTTCGATGATCGCCGTTGGTTTAACGGGTGGTGCCTCAATCAGTACGCCGTTCTTAACCTCGCCAATGTCATCTAGGACAAAGCCGATCGCGCCCGTCCATCTCTCTTTAGTCCGTCGAAAGTCGTTCACACTTGCGGGTGTATTCCATTCGAACAGGCCGCAGCTAAAATGCGTGTCGTGATCGCGCATGGGACGGAAAGGCCAAGGTCTGGCCCGGTTGTCAAATAAGCCTACCGCAAGGCTTTCCGTGGCCTTTGCCGCATAGAATTTGCGGTCGAACAGGCTTTCAAGAAAGTAGTGCGCATCCGTTTCTGACGGGGGAATAAACCCCGCCGCGTTGCTCTGAATTGTCATGCTCTGCCCTCACGCGGTGGTGAAGGTTTGAACGATCGCCGGTAAATCAGCCCTTTGGACAGCCCAGCGTTGCCCCACGCGCTCTGCCGGGATTTTTCCGGATATGGCAGCATTCCATAGCTGTTGATATGTGATGGTGACGCCATTGGCGTTGATCGCGCGAAGCGCATCGGACAAGGGTAGTTTTTTAGACACAAATTCACTCCTAGTGAATTATGGCCTTGTCAATTTTTACAGCATGTATAGGCTAGTAATTGTATTGACATAGATGTGCTGCTTCTTGACAAAGCGGTTACTAATTTAGGCCCGTGATCTGAGGTTCAACCAGATCGCGGGCCGCTCTATTTAGGGGGACTCGTTCCCATATCTGTATCTTGCGCAGAACCCTAACATCTTCGCAAGGGTTTGCCTCCAAAGTGTGCAGCTTATGCTTGATAAATTGACCCAAAACATCCACCAACGCCGCTTTTTGGGTGCCATCAGCAACGGCACAAGTTGGTCCAGCCGGTGCCCGCGCTCATCGGCCAGCGCTTCTGCTACTGCCAGATCCAACCTCAAACGCTTATTTTCTTCTTTAAGATCGCCATGTAAGTCACTGGAAAAAGGTGATAATGTATCCGGCAAGGCGTTGCCATCTTTACCGCCCTTCGCCTGATAAACCCTGCCAAGCTCTGCTGTATCAATTTGCCAACCTTTTGCAGTGTCCTTTTCGCCACTAATTTTACCATTTTTAAGGTGTTTTAATAGAGTAGGCCGCGAAACGTCGAAAACCTTTGCAGCAGCACTTATTGATAACTTTGCCATGTTTTTTCATCCCTGTTTTCCGTTGCCGGAAAGGGTAGCAAGCTGTATACGAGTCGCATAGGGACTATTTGCATCGCGGTTTCAACCTTAAGGCGTTGTGTGTCGCATAACGGGTTTTATGTTAAGTCGATTGCCGGGGCGTTGTTCGCGCCATGGTTGCGTGATAGTCACTGGCAAACAGGCGAAATCCCCTAAACCGCTACCCGCATTTGCGCATCGACATAGGCCAGCCGCGCCGTTTCTGACAATTCGGCTTTTGCCCAACCCATAACCTTGATTGCCTCATCTGGCGTCCAAAGGGTAAAGGTTCCCTTGGGAGTGATCACCAGCTTGCAGTCCTCAATGCGCATCGGGCGGCATAGTAGGGTAAAATAGGCCACCACCTTAAAACCGTTGCCCCGCTGGATAGGCGTTGCCAGTATCGCCACGTCCACAATTTTTGCATCAACGTCCATCGCTCTACGTCCTTGCCAACATGTCATAGAAAATGATCGTGCCGTCGGGTGCAAACTTGCCAAGGTCCGCAATGGTCAGGGTGCCTTCGCTGCACTCGATCTTGTCCGACAGTTCAATCTCGATTTCAGCCGTTGAACAGATCAGCCTAAAGTCTGAGGAAAAGATGTTGGTGCCGTCTATCCGGTCAATCTCAATCGGGAACACCGCCAACTGCACATCATAGCGCGATGTGGTAGTCGTGCCGCCTGACGGATCAGACGGGCTACCGCCTGAGGTCACAGACCGGGCGACTTGCGCCGCCTGGCCTCTTTTTGTCAGCATTGATTTCGCCTTGCGGGCCTTCGCGTCATAATATCCCATCAGTTAGTCCTTCCAATCCACAAGGTCCAATGCCTGAGCCGGATCAACGCCCGTCTCTTTTGCCATTGCCAATGTCTGCACAATCGCACCCAAAGCCCGCGCACGGCCCCCGGCGTCAAACGCTTGCAATGGTCGCATAACGTCCAGTTTGACCGCACTGCCCAGCTTTTCGGTTGCCTCTTGGCCGATCATGGCCGCAATCGGCATTAGGCCCCACTGCGCAAGGTGGCGTTGCGCTTCCCTCACCATCGGGCCGGTTGTGCTGATATTGCTCAGACCGGGCAGAACACCGAACACCATTTCAATGCTGGACCGCGATGCCGCCAAGGTTTCCTTCGTCATGGCTCTGGACAGATCGGGCGACACATCGCTTGGCTTGAGGTCAGTCTGAGGCGCAGGCCCGCCCGCCGCCGTCACGTTGACAGATTCACGCACCAGCACCTTGCCCCTAAACCCACGGAACCCACGCGCCAGATCGCTCATATCTTGGTCGGGGGCCTCAGGGAACGGAATGACAGACGAACCCAAGGGCGCGTTGGTGTAGACCTCAGACAGGGCCGATTCCAGCGTTTGCAACAGACCAGCCGTCAAACGCGCCCGCCGCAATGGTGACTGACCAACATAGGGCATACCCATATCGCAGCCAATGCGAAGGTGTAGCACCTCGCCCGCCAGCACCGTCATAGACCGCCCGCCACCCGTGTCAGGGACGCCAACACGGTAGGCCGTGGGCTTGGAATAGCGCGTTGTCAAATCCCAATCCGAACACGGCAACAGCCCGTCCTCACGGATCACAAACACAGCTTCCCCGCGCAACGCCAGAGAGCGCCCAGCAAGCGCAAGCATGGCAGGAGTCAGCATGTCGGTGCCGTCTACATCGGAAAGGCTCAGACCGCCCTCCCAGAGGCTTACACAGCCCTGCACAGTGCCGGTCAGTTCGGCAACACCATCAACGCCGCCGATATAATCGGCCCGCGCTTGCATCACTTGCGTGGTGTAGCCGGTGCGACTGGACCGCGTTTCAGTCTCAGGTTCTTTTCGTTTGAATGGCCACATAGTCAAGCCCTCCGATATGGGCGCAGCAGATCGCCCGCGCCACTGTATTGCATTGCCCGCGCCAGCCATGTCGGGGCGCGATTTACGGATTCCTCAAGAGGGCCAATCTTGTCAGTGAAAGAGGTCGTGCCAACGCGCCCCGGATCATCGGCCATGTATTCGGCAAGCCGCCGGAAAGCCTCAGAGACCGGCGCAGGCACATCACCAGCGCCGACTTGCGCCGTGATCTTGTAAGTGCCGTCAAAGGGCAGACAGACGCCCAGAGGGCCATCGGACAGCGTTACCGCCTCCCATGCCTCACCCGTCCACAGATCCGCTACGCTGGACGTGACAGGCGTTAGGCGCGGGTGGAATTGATCGCCGCCGTTGCCGATCAGGGTCCAGACGATTTCCCGCTCAGTGAAGCGGTGCGCCGTGTAGCCCTCGATCCTTGCCCAAATCATCGCCGGATCCAGCGCCGCCGCATCATCCGACAGGCCGTAAGGTGCAGCAGGATACGCCGCCGGGACCGCTTCAAACTGTTTGATCAGATCAATCATGTCAGGCCCTCCATCGGTTAAGGGTGCGGTGCAGGCCATCGGTGACAGACAACTTGTCCGTCACGCCCCACGAACGCGCCTCGATTTCCGTCTCCGAATAGGCGGGACGGGACACCAGAGAGAGTTCAAACAAGATCGCCTCGAAGATCGTGCGGATCATTGCGCGGCCTTCGCTTGGGTCTTCCTCCGTCACTTCCTCAGCATTAGGGACCGTCTGTTGCGGTGGAATGCGGAACCCCGGCGATATACCTACGATCAGCCCCGCCGAGAGAGACGCCAGCACGTCAGACACATAGCTGACCTGCATCATCTCAGCCGCAATCGTCGCGTTGAACACAAGCGCCTCAGGCGTGTCATCCAGCAGCAACGTGCCCGCGCCCCGACTGGCAAGGGGCCGGTCGAAGCTATGGCCCACCAGCAGGTGAACCTCTTGATCCGTCTCGACCGAATGCCGGAACGCCCCCGGTGCAAATTGTTCCTTGCGCGGTCGGCCCGTGCGGCCCCCATCACTGAGGACCGCGCGACTGTTATAGGGAAACCGGCCTTGCAGGCGAGCCGATCCGTCCGGTTTGCGGCGCAGTTCAAGCCCGCCGTGGGCAAAGCCGGTCAACATCACTGGATGCCCGTCAAGACGCGGGTTTGAACCGCGCGGCTGATTGTGGTGTCCATGGTGGACAATGCAGTCAGGCGCAGGCCACCGGATTGCGCGTCGGCATACGGATCGCGGATCAGATCGACCGCCCCCCACAGGCCCACGAACACCGGCGCAACGCCGCCCGCCGAGGTTGTCAGCAGCGCCTTGCTTTCCAGTGGCGTTCCAGCAGGTGCAGGCAAGGCGTTGTGCGACATGACAACAGTGGTAATGTATTTCATCAAACGCTCCCACTCGGTCACTGCCGTGCCGCTGATGAACGCGCCGTCCATTGTATCAAACACCTCAGGACGGATCAGCAGGCGCACCGCGCCGGGACCAGTTGCCGCGTTGGCCGTCATGAACGCCACGACCTCAGTGCGAATAGCCGCCCAGGACGCCGCCGCGCTCAGATCAGTCTCAGCAATGCCCCAAGCCGTTGCGCCGGTAAAGACGCCGGTAGGCTCGCCGCTGGATCCCGAACCGTTGAAGATTGCACGATCCATCTCTTGTTGCATCGCGCCCGCCATGTCGCGGCGGATTGCCTGTTCCAGCGCCGCACCGGATTGCAGCAGCGTCTTGCGGCTGATGCGCATCTGGATGCCAAGCGTGTGATCCGGCTTCAATGGGCGGTCCAGCGTCGTGTAGGCAGACGGCCCGGGCACGTTGCCGAGTTCGGTTGCCTGCCATCCAGCCGAGATTGCCGAGGTTGTTACAGGGGTTTCCTGTCCACCGGTGCCGATATTGATCATCTGGACGCCCATCTGCGCCGCGACAGACGCCGGGAACAAACGCTCAATCAGGGGCCGGGTGACAATTGGATCAGGGGTGCCACTGGCAATGGTTTCGCCCGCGCGAGTTTCCAAAGCTGCATAGGGCACGGGGATGCCGCGATAGCCGCCTTGCGACCGCAGTTCGGTGACAATCTCCGCCGTCTGACCAGACAGGGCACGGCCTTCGTCCAGAGACAGCGCGACTTGGCGCATCTCGAAACCGGACATGATCGCGTCCCATTCGGTTGTGGAACGGGTTTCGAGTTCGGCCCCGGCTTCCCGGCGTTCGGTATCCTCAGACACCAGCGCCGCCCGGAACCGGGTTTCGTTGGTGCGATATTCTGCGTCCAGCGTTTCCATGGACCGGGTTTCGTCCGTAGTGGGGGTGTCCTTGCCCACAAGGCCAGCGAGTTGCTGACGGATTTCCGACTGACGCCGGGTGATTTTCAGTGAATCAAGCATGGTAATTTCCTTTATGCTCGGTAGGGTTTCGCTGCATATCGCGCAGCAGATCGCGCCATTGCTGGCGCTTTGGGGTCAGGGGCTTGTGCCCCACCTCAATTCGGGTTTTCTGGGCGTGACACGCGCCGCAGAGAATTTGTAAATTTGACAGCGTGTAGGCCAGTTCAGGCCGATCCCGGACGGACAGGATATGGTCGCATTCCAGCCGCTTATGGGTGCCACACTGGACGCATTGCCAGTTGTCACGGTCCAGCGCCTGCATCCGCAGGGCCTTCCAACGCGGGCCGCGCGTGACCTTGGCGCTATGCCGCTTGTATTCGTTCCTCAGCCCCATGCTATGCGCCCCGCTTTATGTGCTGGCCTGCCCATGATCCGCGCGCCCTCAGCAACCGCCAGAACAGCGGCACAAGCGGCGTCGATACGGCCCATCGACCGGCCCTTTACGATCTTGGAATTGCCCGCCGGATCAATGAACACCGCCGCTTCGCCAATGGCGTGACGCAACAGCAGGCTTTCGGAAACGTGCAGGTTGCCGTCGAACAAGAACCGGCGGAACCGTTCAACGTCCTCACTGCCGTCCTTGAACCCCATGCCCCGCCATATGACCGGCGCGCGGTTGCCGATCTCTGCCAGCGCGTCACCGATCTCGGATTGCTTGAACCGATCCGCGACAATCGCCGCGACCGTCTCGCCCTCGACGTGACCGACAACCCGGCGCAGCCATTGCGCCAGCGGGACGGTTTTCTGCCCCATCAACGCCAACTCACCGCGCTTGTGCATCTGAGAATAAAGATCGCCGACAGCATCGCCCTGCCCACGCGCCTCAAGTGTCGGGACAGTGCCGAACGCGCCCCAGGCTTCCAGCCGTCCAGTGTCGGGCCAGAGATAGGCCACGGCGCTCATGGATGCCGACTGGCCTTGATCCAGCCCGATCACAACCGGCCCGCGCCGGGGTGGCAGATCGTCGGTCTCACACGACAGCCATTCGTTCAAATCCAGCAGCGCATCCCGGTTGTCCTCAGACACCCGTTCATTGCGCGACAGCAGCCGGAACCGCGACAGGGCAGACCCGCCCCGTGCCAACGCCAGCGCCGCGTCCTCTTTCAGCCGCGTCATGGTCGGGCCGATGCCATGCTTGGAACCGGGGTTAGCAATCGCCAGACTGTCCACATCATCAACGGGCAAGTTTGGTGTCGGGCGGTGTTCCTGCCGATAGACGCCGGGTGCATCCCGATCCAGCCACAGCGAAAACGGGTGCATGTCATTGCTGGCACTGGTGGATATGATCAGGGCCTTGCCGTCGCGCTTTGACAGGCCCGTCAACAGCGCCGCTTCCAATTCGTCGCCTTGAGCAATCGGCCAGTGGCCACGCTCATCCAGCACCGCCAGCGTCGGGCTGGACCCAAGCGCCGACTTACCGTCTGCCGAGATTGCCTTGATCAGGTGCGGCCCATTGTGGTCGTCATACTGGATTTCAAAACGGGGTTGCCGCCGGATCGTGATACGCTTCTGCACATCGTCGGGCAGAGTCTGGATAAATGACACGCAATAGGTCCAAGCGATTTTGGCTTGCTCTTGAGTTCTGGCCGCGATGATCACCTCACGCTCGGGCGCGTCCGACCATGCGCCCAGCAATTCACCGGCGCAGAGCATGGCCGAGATTGCCGACTTGCCATTGCCGCGACCGATGGACAGGCACGCCACGTTCACCCCGTCAGCGAACGCCCCCTCGATGAAACGATTTTGATATGGGGCCAGCTTGACCGCACGCCCTGCCAGCCGCCCCGTGGGGACCGTCAGCGACTTGCAGAACCGCTTGACTAGGGCTGCCTGCTTCATGACTGCCACCGGGCGGTGTGTGTGGAATGAAGACCCACCCCCTCGGTCCCCCCACCGGAAAGAAAAGGGGGCATTGGGACCATATAAGTCATGTGATGAAGCGCTTGTGTCAGATCAACAATCCCTGTCGTTTGTTACAATATAACAGGGGAATAATAGG